ACTCCGTCTTCGTCTTTAAATGTAAGCTCTAAGGTAAATGTATCTCCCTTTCTACAGGTGATATCTACTCGTGATGCTATGTCTAAGTTTACGCTGGTTGCCATATTACAAAGGTACTAATTTACTGGTTATCAAATAGATAATACGTCTTGATCGGGTAGCTCGCCTCTTTGCCCTTGACGCTGGCTAATAAGCTTAGATTGTTCTACAGCTTGTTTCTTAACGCGTTCATCTTTGCGATCTTCTTTCATTGATTCAGCTGAGTTTTTTACACGGCTTTCAATTTGTTGCTCAACAATGCCGTACTCACCTTTTAATCTTTCAAGCTCCATACGCATCTGGTGCTCCATCTGAGATAACTGTGCCTTCATTTCAAACTCCATTTGTTTCTTCTGCATCTCTAGCTGTGCTAACACTTGTTCTTTCTGAACTTCTGCTTGCATACCTGCTTGAGCAGCCTGAGCATTAGCCTGAGACTGTGCTTGAATATTAGCTTGCTGCATAGCTTGCTGCTGAGCCATACGCTTCTTACGGCGAATGATTAGTAATCTCTCAGCTTGATCAATATCCTTAATGTTACGAATTGCAATAGCGTCCTCTAAGTCAATCTCTTTTTGAGATAGTGCAATCTGAATGTTCTGCTCTAAGTACTGACGGTCAACGTCACTAAGATCACTTAACACACGAACACCAAAGTTATACATCGGTAGGTCCTTAAAGCTGTTGAGAACACTCATATTGGTTTTTCCAATAGCCTTTTCATAAACCTGGTACAACACAGATTTACTAGGCAAGATCTGTAAACACTTAACGATATCCTCACACACTCTACGGTAGTAGATCATAGCTGAGTTTGTAATGTCATACAGAGCATTGTTAGAAGCGCTTACAGCCATTTGGTTTACTCCAACTAAAGCTTCACCCTTAGGTGTCGTTCCATCTACAACCTCGTTAATACCCGTAGCATCACGAATCATACGTAAGTAGTGGTTGTACAACGAGATAAGCTCGTTAATGTTTCTGATGCTGTTGTTGATCTCACGAATAGGAGGGTTCTGAAAACCACCTTCTGGATTCTTACTGCGGTAGTACATTACACCAGTTTGCTCATAGATATCTTGTATCTGCAATGGCGTTAGTTCACCGCCTCTTCCTAGGTCAACATTCTCTAGACCCTCGATATCAATCATAATACCATCAGGCTTAGCCTTAGCAACAGCTTGCTGTAGTTTTAAGTGTGACAGCTGCAACTGATCCGCAAATCCAATAACACTAGATACTAGCGACTTAGGAACCATATTGCGAATGTTATTTGCTACAACACTGTAGGAAAGTCTTGCACGAGTAAGGTCGTGCATATTTTTAGGTACGTTATTACACTGCTTGTAATTATACATATAGTCAGTACCTATGATGTAAGCACCACCATATATAGTGGCGTTATTCATATTTACAATATCACGATCATAGACAGAGTTCTTAGGCACTTCCCATTTTTCACCCTTAAAGTAGAAACCTTGATTTCCAAAACGAGACATCTTTTTCTCGTATATCATAGAGTCTACAGACATAAACTCAAAGTCTAATACCTGAACGCTATACTCGTCATACGGCATATCCTGTATGTTCACAGTATCCCCTAGCTGTCTACGTGTGAAATTACTAGGGTCGTTTCCGTATTTATTCATTACACCTTGTGCAATGTTTTGATATTCTTTTTCTGTAAATCTAGAGCCTGCAATTCTCTTTAGTTCAGCAATAGACATAGTCTTAATATGACCTGCGTATACTAAGTCTGAAAGTGTAGGGTCTTCTGTAACGCTGTGAATAAACAGCTTAGGATCTACATACTCTTGACTGATTCCGTAGTTAGGGTCGTTAGTTCTTTTAGAAACTCCCATACCGCAGGTAACTAAATCTTCAACTACACGTCTATATACACGCTCATCAAAGTTATTCCAGCTAAGCGTCATTTGTGTTCCTAGCTGTGCTGCTATTTCTGCGTCTGTCTTTACATTTGTCTCTAAGAAGATTTCAGCTTCTTCAGGTGTCTCAGGTAAACGGTCTGGATCAATATCTACTTCTAGACCTGCAGCTTTAGCTTCTTGAAACTTTTCTTTGTTTTCAATACGAGCTGCAATCTTTCTTTTCTTAATGTCTTTCTCGCTCTGTGATAACGGGTCTACAGCTTCTACTTGAGGATAACGATAAGAAGAGATGATTTTGTTTACTACGATCTTAGCAAACTTAGGTACAATAGGAACAGGTGTCCAGTCTAAAGACATTAGAGTCCCATCACCATTATCTGGATCAAGGCTATTTAGAATCTGTTTATAGATAGATGTGTCTTGAGTACCAGCGGCATAAGCACGAGCCCTTTCAAACTCCTTAAATCTTTTACCGTAAATACTATTTTGATTATCTAGACCACCCCACTGAGCAAGCATAGCCTTTGCATATTGCAATCCGTACTGCTCGTTCAACTTTTCTTCTACGTTGGCTAACGGGTTAGGAAAGCCTCCTTTCATACTTTTATTCATCTTTTCGCTGAATCGTTATCAACTGCAAATATAACGAATATTAACGTATGATTGGTTTCAACTTCCTGAAGAACTGTTTATTAGAAAAATCTGACTTCTTCTTTTCTTTTATTACACGCTGCGCTGCAAGCAAAGCTAGACCTGAAGATATCGTAAGGTCATATGCCGTACGGTTATCTATCTTAAAGTTTATCCAATCTTCTAAGGTACGCTCAAAATACATACGCCCATAGTCTCCAGCTTCGTTAAGACCTATATGCTCGTGTATATAAGCTTCAATAGACTGTGCGTGTGCCTGTATGACATCTTGAGAGTTAGAAGGTATTCCTTTTGTTTTTACAGCTACCCTAGCTGTAGATTTTAAGTGTTCTGGTCTATCCATTAGATAGCCATCATAGCCCCTGTTCTCAAAGTATCTAGCAATACCATACTTGTTATTTTCTATAAGAATCTCATACCCATAATACACCGCTGCCATAAGCACATCCTCATAAAAAATCCTAGCTAGTGGTGGACGTGATGCATACTCTAGCACAAACATATTGGATGGATGCTCCATATTAAACTTATTGTACAAGTGATATGCACCCTTAGATCCACGACCATCAACAGTAGCGTCAAGGTCGTAGCTATCGACACCACCACAACCTAAGTGTTTGTTCCCTGGTATCTTTTTCCCGTTTTCAGACAACACTTTATTTCTAAGCTCTACCGGCGGTAGCCAAGCTATTCTAAATCTTCCGTCTGGATCTGGTCTAAATAAAACCTCTGTATCCTGAGCTCCGTTATTCCAAACAAAATTTCCCCTAACCACAGGGTGAGGGTACAGCTCTTGATTGTGCTCTATCTGCTCGTAGATCTTACCAATATTAAACAAGCTTGATTTTGTAGAGTCCCTAAAAGCTTCTTCGGCTGTAAATGGAAACTGACGTATAACCTCGTTAAGCTCATTGCTGTTATTAGATAAAGCCTTGCGCTCGTTCTTTAAATACGTTCTAGATCCAATCTCAATAATCTCATTATCTATACCATCTACAGGTTCTTCGGGATCCTCTACAACTGGGTTACCATAGCGGTCAAAAAATCCTTCTAGAGCCTCATATGCAGGCACAAATATGCGATAAAGCATACTCTTTGTACGCCCATTGGCATTGCGCTCAGTAGGATCTGACATATCCCAAAGGTCACGATAGTTTCTACCACCTTTGTCTAGTGGGTTGACTGTAGATCCTATAATTGCCTTACCGACAAACTTACGACCTACCATCAAACAGGTACGCTGTATACGCCACACCTCTAGAATATCTTCAGGTCGTTCAAACTTACCCGCCTCATCAAGAAATATTAACTTTAGTTTTTCACCGTCATATGCGTTGGATGTGGTATTACGCCAGTTTATTATAGTATTAAGTGCCTCACCACCGCCGGCAGTTTTATTCTTTTTAGTAATACGTTTTGATGGCTCTCGGAATGCTAGCTCTGTGCGGGGGTTAGTGGTACCATCTTGTATTGGCTTAAAGAAAAACGGGTAGTGTCTATACATACCCACTACCTTCTTCATAAAGATGTTATCCTGAGCATCCTTACCTGTCTTAGACATAATACCTATAGTAACGTCATAGGTTGAAGTACCTACATCGTCTAACACTGAGCAGGCTACGTTTGTGTATCCTGAACGGCGACACTTAGTATATATCTGCCCTGCACATCTAGGATCTACAAAACAAGCTTCAAGGTGGATCATAATATCCCTTTGAAACTTAAGGTAGTAACCGTAAAAGCTGGCATCAATTTTACTCCACTGAAGCAGCATATAATGCTTACCCGTAATGTAAGTTGCTACACCATTGTTGTAGAACCAGAGACCATTGTTGCGGCGCTCAAATTCTCTACGTATATATGGCTCGTACTTACTCTTAAACTCTTTAGGCATATCATACCACTCATCCATAGACTTTATGCGTGCAAGCTCTACAGGCATATCCTGACGTCTCCAGTGCTGTTCTTCTGCGGGTTGATTGTGATATAGTATACGATTGTGATCGGGTTGTTTGGGCAGCTGTATAGCTATATTAGCAATCTCAATAACCTCACCCTCAGTATCGTTGGGGCATATATTGATAACCTTATCCTCGTATCCTTTTATGTCTTTAAGTACTCCCATTAGCGCTTAGCAAACTGCTCACTAAAGCCGCCACCAAAGTCTTGATCAACTTCAATGCCCCCAGTCTCTTTAAGCTCTTTAATCATTGTCTCAAGCTTCTGATACTCAGTAATTAATTCCTTTGCGTCTAAAGCCGATTCCTTAATACTCTTTAGCTCTGCGCGTCTACCAGAACCTGTTTGATCAGTATCAATAGGACGCTTAATTTCCTCGGTGATATTACGTATAGCCTCAGCCATAGCTTCCAACAGCTCTTCACCGGCTCTAACGCTGCTGAATATTTTCTTGCGACCCATTAGAATCCAGTTGCGTAAATATGATCAATATGTGTGCGGTATATCTCTTGTCCATCTACCTCCATACGGTAGTCTGCGTTCTTCATAATCATAACCTTATCACCGGCTTTGAGACCTAAGTCTCTAACCACAGGTGAGTCACACATAACATAACCAAATTGATTAAATTCAGGCTTCTTTATTTCGGTAATGATTCCGCTTTCTGTAACCTCTTCATCAGGCTGATCCTCTGGGATAAGGAATATCCACTCTGACAACAGCTGTACATCGCCATCTTTGTTCTTGTAGGCGTAGGCTTGTGTAGCGTTGCTATTGTTGGGGTTGTACTTGACATAATATATATCATCTTGCACACGTTGTCTTTTTCCGTTTCCGGCAATAAGAACGTGATGATGAAAGTATAGCGTATCGCCAACTTTAGCTCCTGTATCGTACTTTTCAGGTACAGCTACAATCTCAGCTTCCATCTTTCTGTTTTCAAACTCGTTCCATTTTGGATCGATGTAAAGGGTTGTGTCCCCTACCTTAACTTCATTATTAAAAGCTTCAGGCAAGCGCACAAAGAAATCATAAATTGCTTTCATATTAAATTGAATTGTGCTTGATTAAGAAAAATCGCAGTCGTATTCTAGTAGTACAGGCATACCCTCAACAGATTTCCATAGCATTATGCCGTCTGCTGGGTGCTTTATGTATATCAGATACCTCTGGTTCCCGTATTTATGTAGGTGTTTTTCGTCTAATATGATAGTATCAACAAGACTTTCGCCGGCTTTTTGACCTATGTAATAAGCCATAGCCTTAAGGGGGTTTACCCCAATTATAATTTTTCTAATCATTTTAATTCAAGTATATAAAGAAAACGGTGTTTAGTTTACATCACCGTCTCTTCGTGATAAGTTAATCCAATAATCTATATTTGAAGGATCGTTCTTAGCGTCCTTCTCTTCCATCCTGTATGCTTCAACACAGTAAGATAGTAAGTCATCAAGTTCGTCTTCGTCCGCCACAGAGAATGAAGAAAGCAAGCTCATATCTGCACGCTCGTTTCCATCTTCATCTTCGTAAGCGGTATCCATATTTAAAAAACCTATAGCAATACACGCTAGAAACTCGTCTGTTAAATCGTATTTCTTTACAACTGTATTAATAGCTAGTACAAGATCTTGAATTTCTAGTATGCAATCTTTTTGCTTTTCAGTCATTAGTCAAGTTTAGTTAAAATAAATGTAGATGTAGTCACCATTGCAGCTCCTCCTCCTGAATTTCTAACAGTATAGTAAAGATCCGTATTTGCATCAACGTGACGAACTAAAGAAAAACCAATAGCTGTATTACCCGTGCTTGCGTGACCTCTAGTTATAGATTGTATGATAGCTGCTGATCCCCCACTAGGCTTCTCTGTAACGTCTATAATAATATCAGTGTTACTTGAGGTTACCTCTAGGATAAAGTTAACGTCTATTCTAACTAGTCCAGCTTGCTGAACAGTTACAGCACCTGTAGTAGTAGAACTGGTCTGAAAATGGTTAGCAGTATCGTTTACCTCGTGTGATGAAGCGTTACTCGCATTACTTACAGCTGCCTGTGTTGGCGTTGCCGCTGAAGCTGTTAAGGTATACGAAGCACTAGGTCTTAACACCCACATTGGGTTTGCAAATGTAGTAGCACTGAATGCAGAAGCGTTAAGCTCACGTTTTACAACATCGTTATTACCGTCAACAAATAAAGCTGTAAGCTCTGATGAATCTGTAGCGGGTGCCGAGGTAAAGGTAAGGGTACCATTAACCTCTACGGTGTCTGTTGACAGCTTCAATGCCGAATCGTTACCAGCTCCATCTTCAACTACCTTCTCTGTAGAGTTTAGTCCACCCTCTACGTGTAGTAGGTTTCCGTATTTATCTTTGATCTTCTGACCTGCTAATGTAGCCATACCGTTTTAATTAGTTAACTTTGCACAAAGATACTAATTTAATTTTACAGCTATGCCTAAGGGACGGGTAGCGAAGTCTAAGATGTTTAGAGACTTCTCATACATCAACGACAAATTCATCAAAGACAACTATCTAAAGCTGTGGCATCCCGTAATGAGGGATATGTCCACGAACTATGATGTTAATGAATCACAGGTAAGATTTATGCTTTTTGTTTACGATCTAGAGTTCTGGACTAGGGACTGGATTGCTGAGCAGTACGGTAATAAGAAGTGGGGTACGAGTAAGACAATAATATATCCATTACTAAAGAAGGGATACCTCTACAAGCACTTTAACAGATACGCACCTAACAACGATAAGAATGATCACCTGTTTCGTGAAGAGCTGGGTGAGAACTACCGTATACGCTACGCACTATCCCAGAAGGGTAGAATCTTTGTAGCTCGCTTTTATAATAAGATGCAGGGGGAGGTTAAGATCAATGCGCCTTTTTCACGCGAAATTTAGCTTCTAGGCTAGCTCCCTTGTGTGGTACAAAGTCCCCATCGTGTTGCATAAGATAGTGTCGTCCCTTCTCGGTCATCCAATGATAACCGGAAGGAGCCTTAACCATCTCGTGTGTTTTAGCTTTCTTAGCTTTCATTCTTAATCTTTTTTTCAGCCTCTAACATTTCCTTAGTAGGCTTTTTACCAGAGCCTCTTCTCTTACGTATGTTGTCCCACAACCCACGAGGTGAATATGATCCGTCTTTACGTTTAATTAATTTCTTCTTAGCTCTCATTACTTCTTCTTTGCACGTAACATCTTAAAGTCGCTGCCTGAGATCTCACCATCTTTATTGACATCAAGCTTTACCTGACCACCTGTTAAGTACATCTTACCACCTTGAGATAAATACTTCTCTGCGATCTTTACAGCTTGTGCTTCAGTGGCACCTTCTTTAATTGCTTGACGGTATGCACGATCAGCTTCCTTACGTCTTTTTAGGTATGCAGCCTCACCACGAGACTCTTCTCTTTCTTTTTCTGTAGGCTCTTTGTACCCTGGTGGCTTTGGTGGACCGTATACAGGTTTCTTTTGTGGAGGATCTACATCGCCACCTTTAGAATAACTCTTCTTAGCCTTCACAGGACCACCGTCCTGGTACATTGTGTACTTACCACCTGCTCCGTACTTCTTTAGTTTCATAGTTCCTCCTTCAGAATATTTTTCGTGTTTACTTAATGAGACATAAACTGTTTGCCCCTTTTCGTTTTTTGTTTTGTACATTTTCGGTATAGCATTGTAGTTGCTATCCGATGCGCCCTTTGCGCTTGAAACATTTGCCGAACGTTGTGTCTGTCTCTCAGCGGCTCCGGGATCTAATGATGTCCCAACAAATACAGTATCACTCTGCGGATTGTAATCAGTGAACTGACTCGCAGCTGTTTTATAGTCTAAGAATGTCTCTGTCTTCCTAAGATTAGGTTTTTTGGGCTTGCCGTTAGCTCCACCTTTATTATACTTCTTTAGTTTCATCTATGCTTTCTTTTTACAGTCTTTAGATTCATCACAGTAACACACCTCATCACTTCCACAGGCAAATGGCTCCGGCACATCAAACTCTAGTTT